AGATGATATTTTTGGAAATATAAACTTCTTCCAAAAATATGAAATTATAGGTGATGAAAGACCTGAAAGCGTGGCTTTCAAAATTTATGGTGATGAAGTTTTAGACTGGTTAATATTATTATCCAATAATATACTTAATATTCAAACTGAATGGCCATTAGCACAAAATTCCTTTGACAAGTTTCTAGTTGAAAAATACGGAGCTGGTATTGATAATTCTGATGAAATTTACAACATTATATACAATGGAGTTCATCATTACGAAACTATTGAGGTAAAAGATTCTAGTGGTGTAGTTCAATTAAAAGAGGGTATTGTCTTTACACCAAGAGAAACAATAGATCCAGCAGCACCTCCAGCCATACCAAATTTTACTTTAAGATATTTTGATGAAGGACTAACTCAAGGAACTGTTAGTGCAAATGTTGAACTTAGAGGTCCTGATATTCTCAGAGAAGTCACTAATTATGAGTATGAATCAAAGATTGAAAATGATAAGAGAAACATCTTTGTATTAAAACCACAATATTTAAATATCATATTCAACGATCTTGAAAAAGTTCTTCCTTACCGTGAAGGAAGTTCTCAATACGTTGGACCATTCTTGAAGAGAGTTGATGATATTAGATTGTTCCAATAAAAAAGGAGGGTTTCCCCTCCTTAAGAATCAGAAGTCTGCTAGTTTCTGGAAGTAAGAAAGAGCATCATCCTCATCGTCATCATCTGAACTAGAAGAAAGATTGTTTAGTTCTTTCTTCAGGTTTTCTGGAACTGGAGGTGCTGCTTTGCTGCGAGCATATGATTCCTCTAGTTCGTTCTGAATGCGAGATTCTGCAGTATCTCGTTGAGTATACTGCTCATACTCATCATCCTCTTCTACTTGCTTTTTAGCAGCAGTTTTTTGACCTAGAACATACTTCAGGCGCTTTTCAAGATCTTCATAAGATTTGAATTGATCTGGAGCAGTTACAGCAGTGAGAGAATATTCCTTCTTCCATAGTGCTTCTAGAGCATCGTCATCATCCAGCAGTGGTGAAACACGATCAAACTCAGACTTATCATAGTTCCAATAACCATCCTTCTTAACCAACTTCAGTTTGAAGTTAGCACCTTGCCAAAAATCAAAGGGATTGATAGGAGTCTCATCCTCAAACTCAGGTTGCATTGCTTCCATGATCTTATCAAAGATCTTCTTACCATACTTGAATAGGAAGACTTTACCTTCGTTCTGTGGATTAGCAGGATCCTTTACAACGTAGATGTTGCTGAAATAAGACAGTTTACGCTTTTGCTTACGAACTGTTTCCTTATCTTTCTCATTTCCGCTGTTCCAGAGTTCACGATTGTGCTCAGAAACAGGGTCTTTTTGACCAATAGTGGTTAGTGAGTTTTCAATATACCAACCACCAGAACCTTGGAAAGCGTGAGTATAAAGTTTTGCCCAGGGAAGTTCTTCACCTTCTGGGGCAGGAAGGAAACGGATAACAGCATATCCATTGCCAGTTTTATCCATTTCTGGTTTCCACAGACGCTCATCGGCGCCGCCAGAAGTAGTGCTCATCTTCTCTACTTCCTTTACCAGTTTAGAAGTAAGAGAACCAAGCTTGGATTGCTTCTTTAGATTTTCAAAAGACATTGAATTACCTCGGATTTGTACGGATTTGGCTTTTGTGTACTTCGTTATTCTACAGGTCAGATCCCGTCTTGTCAATCTGAACTCTCATGGCGTCCAGTAGTTTGGACATACTATTGAAAATGGTGTTCATATCCGTATTTGGAGATAAACCCATCATAGCAGCAGAAGTCATGATTCTTTCTTTCATAATCTTTGCTTCAGGATCGTCGGATAAACTTAATCTAGTGTATAGCACCATTTGCTTATCTAAAAGTTTTTGCAAGGTATCTACATGATAAATTTTTTCATCTTTATTCATAGAGGGAAACTTAAAAACATTTTTATAAATTTCCTCCTGAAGTTCAGAAATTTCTGCCATTTCTGAACGAACTAATTCCGAATCAAAGAAACTCATTTTTCCCCTACAACTACTTCCTTTAGAATTTTTTTGTACCGAAATACATCAGTATTTAGAAACGGAGAATACTTTTTCATTCGCATTGAAGTAAACTCCCAAACAGGATCTTTCAAGTTCTTATCAAATTTGTTTTTATACGAAAGAACCCTGTCTAATATTAGCATTGTCTCCAAAGAAACTTTGCCTTCAAGATGGTATTTCAAAATCTTAGGATGCTTATTTCCTTCAATTTTAAACATATCATCAAAATTTTTGGCAGAAAAAATAGATCCAATCTCTTCTTTAAAAATATAAGAAAGAGATTGGATTTTACGCTGCCATTCTAAGTATTTTGCTTCCCCACCCTTTATGATTTCACCAATCCATAGTGTTTGTGGGTCATTACATAAAACAAAGTTTGCGACAAAAAAATCTATAAGTTCTTTATCAGTTTTATTTCTTGAAATCTTTTCAAACCAAAAGCGATCTTTTCTATCATAAAAAGATTTTAAACTTGCCCTACTCTTTCCACAATACTTATGGTAATCATAATTACTTTTTGTGAAATGATTTTTTATAGCAAGATATAGTTTGTAGGCGTCAAAGGGCATCATTGAAAAGTAATATAAGGATTTTTTGCCGGAATTTTTTTTACCCCAAAAATGGATTAAAAAAGCAATTTTGCTCTGGAACTCTTCTTGAGGAAGTTTAGTTCCATTGCCTCACACTTTATTTTTTCTTTGAGTGGTTTTGAAAGAAGTTTGGGTACAGATTCAACGTCAATGTTATTTCTTTCGCAGAAATAAATTATAGCGTCAATGTACCCCATCTCCGGATTTGTTTGAACTATTTTCTCCACTTCTTGGGCGAACCTAGAAGGACAAAAAAACTTTGATTTTAGAACTTCTTCTAATTCATTCTGCATTTGTAATTGTACTATTGGTGACAAATTCTTTTATATAACGAACTAGTAATTTAATATAGTCGTTTTTGTTCCTTTTGTCAAATACTTTAACCTCACCACCTGGTGTTACCATAATGGTGATAAGTTTTGCAATAGGAATCTCCGTCATTTCATAGTAAGCAGAGGCATAAAACATCTCTTGAACGAAATAATTTTCAATCCATTCTTCTGGTTTAATTTTATCTGATGTTTTAAAGTCTATTACTGCTAACTCTCCGTCATATTCTGCAATACAATCAACTCTACCAGCAAGTCCAAAGTACTGTGAGTAAAGTGTTCTTTCAATTGCGTGAATATTATTTATCTTATCAAGTTCTGGTTTTGCATGATGAAACATAAACTTTGTTAGGGGTTGGTAATCATTCCAATCCAACTCCTTATTTTCAAGATAATCTTGGCAAACTTGGTGGAAATCAGTTCCTCTTGTCGTTGCTCTTTTTGTAATTCGATTTGCTTCTTCAATGCCTACACGCTTTCTCCACTTTACGAAGATTTCACGATTGTAAAATGAGGTGACTGAAGTAATAGAAGGCACCCACTCACCATTCGGAAGATGGTAGAGGCGGATGCCATTCGCTTCTTTTTTATTTAATTCAATTTCACCTAAGAAATTATGATGAATAAACGACATATTATGGGTTTAGTTGTGTTTTTGCGATGATGTATTCCTTGACAAGTCCAGAACGAACAATATCTTCAATACCAAATTCAATAATATCAAAAGAAGGCATAACTCTAAGAATTCTCATAAAGTCAATGATACCATTTTTCTCATTGGTTTTGAGTAAGTCGGATTGTGTTGCATCTCCACAGAACATAATCTTAGAGTTCTCACCAACACGAGTAATAATAGAATCTAGTTCGTGGAAGTTTAGATTCTGGAATTCATCTACGATAATGATAGCATTATCCAGAGTAGTTCCCCTAATAAAAGAAGTACTCCAAAAACTAATAGTGCCTTGAGTCTTAAGATTTCCATATAGCATTTCAAATGATGCATCATCTGGCATTTGGAACATATACTTCACCATATTCTTATATGGAATTTGGTAAAGAGAAGATTTATCTTCGTGATCTCCAGGAAGAAAACCAATTTCACGAGTAGCAACTAGAGACCTTACAATGTAAATTTTATCGTAAGGACTTCTTTCGTCGAGAACATCTTTAAGAGCATTGTAGAGTGTGATAAAAGTTTTACCCGTACCAGCAGCTCCATATGCAACTAGATGTTTTCCGTCATCATATGATTTAAATAAATTTTCTTGATTATCTGTCAGCGGATCAATGTCTAAAAGAAGATCCGCACTAATGGGTTTCTTCCTCTTCATTTGTTTCGCAGTCATTCCGACGCCAATTGGTTGATCTGCTGTTCTTCTTTTTCTTGCCATATAAACTCAGATTGAATTAACTTTTGAACCTGGTACTTTTGAAACTTTATTTAATACATCATTCCATCCAGGATGAGATTTTTTGAGACGATCATAGACCTCCCCAACTTCACCCGATGAGGGGCAAGTTGAAGGATCAGACCAATCCCTATCCCATTCCGGATTATCTTTTTTCCATTGATCCCACTCGTGAACACTAAGAACAACTTCTTTTTGTTCACCTGTAACCTTATTCACTACTGGATATGTTGCCAAAGGATTTCCTCCATTCTATATAAAGTTTATTTAGTCTATGCGTATAGAAGGTGCATCTACACATTCGGAACATCCTTCACGAGTCCAACCAAGTGCAGTAGAAACAGCAGGGAATTGGCAAGTAAAAATACAACGAATCATCTCTGCAATTTCCATATGTTCTTTCTGAGTTCCGTGTGCGGAACGCAAATCAATGTAGTGAATCCAAGAACGCACAGAACCCGTCATATAGAGGCGTGTGGGCGTTGCTAGGGGCAATACGAACCTTGCACACTCTTTTGCCACACCCTTATCCAGAAGGCGGTCATAGAGCCTCTGAGCGTGCTCAAAATGAACGCGAATATCTTCTAGTAGAGTCAGTTTTAGATAATCTGGAATATCATCAATTGAGTTCTGACGATTCTTATCATCCTGCCTACGAAGTTCTGGTAGAGGAATAGATTGATTTAGAAGGTTTGTATCTGCATACCTTTGACTGAACTCTTGGAATGTAAAAGAACGATGTCTCAGTATCTGTGCAGCAATTCCTCTTGTCGTATTAATCTCAACAGTCATTGAGGCTTGCTCAAAAATACTCCAGTGCTGATGTTTAATACAGTACTTAAGCAATCCACCAAAACTTTCGTTTTCTTGGTTCTTAGGATTACTCACCCGAGCACAATATGCCATATGCTTCTCT